GCGCCGGAGGAGGCTTTGTTGGCCCACCTAGACCACCAGTACCGCCAACTAGTCCGTTAAATGCTATGCCAACAGCGTCCCCGGGTGGCGGCGGATTTGTTGGATTTGTCAAAGCCTTAGGTAGAGGAATAGCCAGTCTTGCACCTATTGCTGTTCCTATGCTTATTGGTGCAGGCGCACTTGCCGGAGTAATTGCTATTCTTGGTGTAGGTATTGCTGCCGCAATTGCTGTAATTGGTAAAGGATTACCCATATTTGCTGAAGGTTTAAAACCTCTAGCAGAAATAAATGGACTTAACTTAATAGCAGTGGCAGGCGGTATTGCTGCCTTAGGACTAGCAATGGTAGCATTTACAGCAGGAAGTGTAATTGCAGGTCTAGGAACAGTTGGTACTAAGATTATTAACTTCTTCTCAGGTGGTGGACCTGTTTCTCTTATTAAAGATACTGTTAAAGATCTTACACCTATACTGCCACAATTAGAAAGATTAGGCCCATCATTAAACAGTTTTTCAACCGGTCTGTTAGATTTTGGAAAAGGACTCGGTAATATCGATTCTGGAAAAGTTAAAGATTTATCAGGGATGTTAAAAACTATATCATCCGGTGATACATTCGGTGCTGGTTTAGGAAAATTGACACCTATATTACCTCAACTAACACAAATTGGCCCTGCGCTTAACAGTTATGCAAATGGTATTGTTGCATTTGGTAAAGCAATTAACACTGTTGATTTGGCCAAGGCTGAAAAATTAAAAGAAGTAATGAAAGGTCCGGGATTGCTTGAATCTATCAGCGCCAGTGCTGGCAAAATGGTAACGGCTGCTACCAATATGGCAACTGGACAATCTTCTTCGGGAGAAAAAACTGCAAGTGAGATTGCAGCCTTAAATAGTACTATGAGAGAGATATTGCGATATGTAAGAGATACAGCAGAGCATACCAAGAATACCCATAACGCAACAAAGTCTCTAAACCCTAACTTGTTTGCTTAAAATTATGTCTTGGAAAAAATATTTTACCCCCGTTAGTACTACTGGCCAGTTTAGTCCAATAAGTGGAATGAACAGCATGTCCCCTTCTGCTAGTAGAACAAATTATTCTAGTTACTTGCCCGATGTTTATGCTGGGCATCCGAATCGTTTAGAGAGATACGGACAGTACGATACTATGGATACTGATTCAGAAGTCAATGCGGCTTTTGATATTCTTGCAGAATTCTGCACACAACAAAATCAAGAAAACGGAACACCGTTTCAAATATTTTTCAAAGACCAAGCAACGCAAACAGAAATTAAAGTTATTAAAAAATGCCTACAACAGTGGTGCAGACTTAATAAGTTTAATGTTAGGATGTTTAAAATTGTTCGTAATGCGTTCAAGTATGGTGATAGTTTCTTTGTTCGCGATCCAGAAAACCAATCATGGATGTATATTGATCCTGCTAAAGTAGATAAGATCATTGTTAACGAAAGCGAAGGTAAGAAACCTGAACAATATCACATTCGTGACTTTAATCCTAACTTAGAAACATTGGCCGCAACTGCAATTCAGCCTAGTAATCAGCACGGTGGTGGCAGTCAATTTGGTGGAAGTTACGGTACTGGTCAAGGCGGCGCCGGCGGCAGTCGTGGTATGGTAGGAAGTTTTCCTACAACTGCTAACAGCAGTCGTTTTACACAGAATCAAAACCAATATGCAATTAACTCAGAACATGTTATACACATTAGTATGAGTGAAGGACTAGACAATAACTTTCCTTTTGGTAATAGTTTAATGGAAAGTATCTTTAAAGTATTCAAACAAAAAGAATTACTAGAAGATGCTATTCTAATCTATCGCATTCAACGTGCGCCAGAACGTCGTGTGTTTTATATTGACGTAGGTAATATGCCAAGTCACTTGGCAATGAGTTTCGTTGAGCGTGTTAAAAACGAAGTAAATCAACGCCGTATTCCTAGTGTTACAGGTGGCGCACAAAGCGTAGTTGATGCCGCATACAACCCATTGAGCATTAACGAAGATTACTTCTTCCCACAGACAGCAGAAGGCCGCGGATCTAAAGTTGAGATCTTACAAGGTGGTCAAAACTTGGGAGAAATTGATGATTTACGCTATTTTACTAATAAGTTGTTTAGGGCTTTACGCATTCCTAGCAGTTATCTACCTACTGGTTCCGACGACGGAGGATCTAACTTTAATGATGGTCGAGTTGGAACAGCATACATTCAAGAACTTAGATTCAACAAATACTGCGAACGACTACAAAGTCTATTAAACGAACCGTTTGATAGAGAATTTAAACTATATCTACACAGTCAAGGTGTTAATGTAGACAGCAATGTATTTGAAATTAAGTTCAATACACCACAAAACTTTGCCGCATACCGTCAGGCTGAAATGGATACAGCCCGTGTTAACACATTTAACACTATGGTTGCTGTTCCTTTTGTGTCTAAACGTTTTGCTATGAAGCGTTTCTTAGGTATGACTACAGAAGAAGTTGCAGAAAACGAACGTATGTGGCGTGAAGAAAACGTCGATGAAGATCAATATCTGAGTGCAAGCAGTGAACTTAGAAGTGCAGGCATTACAGCAAACGGTATGAGTGGAGATTTAAGTTCTTTAAGTACCAATGCTCCACCAGAGCCACCCGCTGGAGGAGAGCCTGCTGCCGGCGCAGATGCCGGCGCAGCCCCTGCAACACCACCACCTCCCGCATAAATATTAATATGTTTTTACGAGAATTCATTTATTTTGATCGCGATCATGCAGATCCTCAAGAGGATAATAGGTATCTTAGTCACAACGATACCAGTATTCTCAAGCGAAGCGACCTACGTAAAACCCGTTTAACACTAAAAATGATTAACGAAATACGCAAAGCCGCCGAAGCACACGACAAAGAAAAACGCGAAGAACTTGGTCTTGTGAGGAAAATGTATGCGGCACCTCCTCCGGAAGCAGCCGCAACTTAAAGCACAAGATAAGTTTTTTGTCTAAAAACTAAATATTTTTAACAAAAAATGTCAAATCCAGGGGTAAACCCTGCGTCTTTCCGGTCAAAACGGTTCGTTTTTGGCCTATTTCACGCATGAATTTAATGTTGGTAGTAAATACCATACAGCCTTGCCGCTACTAAAACAGGAGAATAACATAACATGTCTACCAAATTTGAACAACTGTTAGATTATCTTGTCAACGAAGAGATGGAAAAAGCCAATGAACTATTCCACGAGATCGTTGTAGAGAAGTCTAGAGATATTTACGAAAACCTTATCGCTGAAGAAGACGATGAGTTAGAAGAAGCCGACGATGACGAAATGGAAGAGTCTGCTGATGACGAAGAGTTAGAAGAGTCCGACGACGATGAGTTAGAAGAGTCTGCTGACGATGACGAAATGGAAGAGTCCGCTGACGAAGAAGCCGACGAAAGCATGGATCTAGAAGATTCCTACATGATGGACGGCGACGACGAGATGGGCGGAGACGCTACTGACGACCTAGGCAGCGATGTCGGAATGGACGATATGGGCGACGAAGAAGGTGGTGAAGGTGGCGAAGAACAAGCAATCTTCGACATCAAGAACGCTATTCAAGAATTAGAAGCCGCTTTTGCCGAACTAGAGCAATCTAAGGGCATGGGTGGAGATGACGAATTTGCTGCCGGCGACGACGGTGAAGACGACGAAAAGATGGGCATGCCAGCAATGGAAGGCCGTCGTTTACGTGAGTACAGTGAGAAAGTCGGTAACGACTGGGATAAGAACAGCCAAAAAGAACAAGGTAAGATTGCTGGTGCAAACACCGGTGACGCAATGCCAGGTTCTAACGAAGGCCGTAGCCCAATCAGTTCTGGCAAAGGTAAGCCAACAACAGGTGCATCTGCACACAACATCCTTGGCGACCAGAAGACAGCAGCCGGAACAAACACTGGTACAAGCCCAGCAAAGCATATGAAGGGTATCAATCCTGAGTCTGGTGAGAAGTTTGCTACAGGCATCCACAACGTTGACGGTAAAAAGTCTGGCGTTAAGACACTAAGCAAAGTTTCCGGTGGCCACGGCGCTGAAAAGAAAGGCGCAGCCCCAGGACCAGTAGGTGCTGGTACAGGTGATAAGGCAGGTCAAACATCTGTTCACAATACACCTAGCCCGCTAAATGGCGCACCTAATCGCAACAAGTAATTAGAGAAACTGGATGAAACAGATTTCATACTTACGCGAACATCTAAGTTTTGATCAGGCTCAGGCTGTGCTTGAGTCTGATGACAAAGATGGCAAGAACCTTCATCTTAAAGGTATTGCTATTCAAGGTGGAATTCGCAACGCAAACCAACGTGTCTACCCTGTAGATGAAATTGAACGTGCTGTGAAAACACTTAACGATCAAATTCAAAACGGATATAGTGTGTTAGGTGAAGTAGATCACCCAGATGATTTAAAAGTTAATTTGGACCGTGTATCCCATATGATCACTCAGATGTGGATGGAAGGTCCGAATGGCTATGGAAAGATGAAAATCCTTCCTACGCCAATGGGAAACTTAGTCCGCACCATGCTTGAAAGCGGTGTAAAACTTGGTGTTAGTTCTCGTGGTAGTGGCAATGTTAACGACATGAACGGCCATGTATCCGATTTCGAGATTATCACGGTGGACATAGTGGCTCAACCCAGTGCCCCTGGCGCCTATCCTACTCCTGTGTATGAACATTTAATGAACACACGCGGTGGTATGAAGGCGTTCAAGGTCGCTACCGAAGTAAAAGAAGATCCAAAGGCCCAGAAATATATTCAAGAGAGTCTCTTGAATGTTATTAAAGGTCTAAAATAAAGCCCGAGGAGAAATTAATGTTGGACGCATTCAAACAGTTAGTTGAGTCAGGCGTAATGAGCGAAGAGACAAGTAACCTTGTCAATGCCGCATTACAGACAAAGATTCAAGAAACTCGCGACCAAGTTACCGCAGAACTTCGTGAAGAATTCGCTACAAAATATGAGCACGATAAGTCTCTCATGGTTGAAGCGATCGACAAGATGTTAAGCGACAGATTGGCCGTTGAGATGTCCGAATTGCACAACGATAAAAAGGCTCTAGCCGAGGCAAAAGCACTATACCAACAACGTATTAGTACCGATGCTAAGAAACTAGAAGGCTTTGTTATTAAGCAACTAGGAAAAGAATTAGTTGAGTTCCAAAGCGATCGTAAGAAAGTTAGTGAGAACTTTGCTAAGTTAGAGCAGTTCGTAGTACATGCTCTAGCAAAAGAAATCCAAGAATTTGCTACTGATAAGAAGGATCTAGCCGAAACTAAAGTTCGTCTAGTTCGTGAAGCAAAGAGCAAGTTTGAAGATATTAAACAAGGATTCATCAAGCAAGCCGCTAAGGTTGTTGAAAGTACAGTTACTACCAAGTTAACATCTGAAATCAAGCAATTGAAAGAAGATATTGATAGTGCCCGTAACAACGACTTTGGTCGTAAGATTTATGAAGCCTTTGCACAAGAGTTCAGTGCTTCTTTCCTAAATGAAAAATCCGAAACAAGTAAATTGTTAAAGATCATCGAAAAGAAAGAACAAGAACTTGCAGAAGCAAAACAATCTATTACTGAAAAAGAAACTCTAGTAGAATCTACACAACGTGAAATTCGCGTTACTAAAGATTTAATGGAACGTAAGCAAGTAATGGGTGAGTTGTTAGCACCTCTAAGTGCTGATAAGAGAGAGATCATGAAAGAACTTCTAGAGTCTGTACAGACAAGGAAACTGAATGAGGCTTTCGACAAATACCTACCAGCAGTTATGGAAGGACAAAAGAAGCAACCAGTCGCTAAAAAGGCTATGCTTGCTGAAAGTGCCGAAGTAACAGGAAATCGTGAGACAAAGCCAGAGGTAGGCTTAGATAATATCTTAGACATCCGCAAGTTAGCGGGTCTAAAATAATTTAAAATTCAAGGAGAAGACATAAAATGTCACAACTATTAAATGAAAGATGGTCAGAGACCAAAGAGGCTCTGCTTGAAGGCCTATCCGGTACCCGTCGTGCTTCTATGCAAGTATGCTTAGAAAACACACGTAAGTATCTGTCAGAAAGTGCTACAGCAGGAGCAACCAGTGCAGGTAACATTGCAACATTAAACCGCGTGATTCTTCCAGTTATCCGTCGTGTAATGCCAACAGTTATCGCTAACGAAATCGTTGGTGTTCAGCCAATGACAGGCCCAGTTGGTCAAATTCATACTCTACGTGTTCGTTATGCTGATTCCAGCAACGAAGTTGTAGCAGGTGAAGAAGCCCTAAGCCCATTCAAGATTGCCCAGGCTTATTCTGGTAACGACAATGCATCCACACCACGTGCGGCTGCTACTTCTACTCTAGAAGGTCAACCAGGCAAGCGTATGAGCATTCAAATCTTGAAGGCACCAGTCGAAGCCAAGAGCCGCAAACTAAGCGCTCGTTGGACATTCGAAGCCGCTCAAGATGCACAAGCACAGCAAGGTATCGACATCGAAGCAGAAATTATGGCTGCTCTAGCACAAGAAATTACTGCTGAAATCGACCAAGAGATCCTAGCAAGCCTACGTGCTCTAGCAACTGTTGAAGAAACATATGACCAGGCTCTAGTTTCTGGTACTGCTACATTCGTTGGTGACGAACACGCCGCATTGGCAATTCAAATCAACCGTGTTGCAAACTTAATTGCTCAGCGTACACGTCGTGGTGCCGCTAACTGGGCAGTTGTTTCTAACCAGGCTCTAACAATCCTTCAGTCTGCTACAACAAGTGCATTTGCACGTACAACAGAAGGTACATTTGAGGCTCCAACAAACACTAAGTTCGTTGGTACACTAAACGGTTCTATGCGTGTATACGTTGACGCATACCTACCAGACAGTGGTAGCCAGACAATCGAAGACAACCAAGTTCTTGTTGGTTATAAGGGTTCAAGCGAAGCAGACGCTGCCGCTTTCTACTGCCCATATATTCCTCTAATGAGTTCTGGTGTTGTTCTAGATCCAGCAACATTCGAGCCAGTAGTTGGCTTCTTAACACGTTACGGCTATGTTGAGTTAACAAACACAGCATCCAGCCTTGGTAACGCTGCCGACTACCTAGGTAAGGTAAGCATTAACTCCGACAACACAAGTTTCAGATAATCAAATCTGACTTGAAAGAGTTCAAAAAACCCGCTCTGGCGGGTTTTTTGTTAAATAATATTCTAAGTATTATGCAGTTCCATCTGCGTAGACCTAGAACGTCATTACATTAAGGAGAAACAAAATGGGACGTCCGATTAAAAAGAAGTTTTTTGGTAACTTAAA